TTCTTTTTAGCATCCTTAACAGCTTCATCGCCGTACTTCTTTACGGCTTCACCTTTACCCTTTGAACCGGCAAACTTAATAATTTCACGAGCAATTTTTGCAGTAACAGCCATTTACTTTCTCCTGTAAAACTTTTTAATTCGCATTGGGAATGATTGTATTGTCGCCACCAGCCGGAGAAAAAGGCGACTGCATGTCGTCGCGCCTTGTACGACGAGCTTGGTTCCTTTGCAAATCCAAGATTTGATTGTAGACATTTTGATAAGTCCCTACTTGTGAATAGTTCTTCATGAATAACATAGCCTCAATCATTGACGCATTGAACAAAAGATCATATGCGTAATCACTAAAGTAATTAGTTTGGTTTGCTGAAGTCAGTGCGGTAGGTTTGTTAACATGAACAATCTCACCGTTAACTGTAGAGGCGGGTGTTGGTGCAATTAAAATTGTTGTGTTATTTCTTCGTGCGTAATACTTTGGCTCTGATGTTGAAGCAGATACAGGCCAATAGTCATTAATAAATTCATCGGTACGCTGAAGAAGATTAATCTTGGAACCATTGCTTGTAATATTTACATTCTTAACAATACGAGTTCCTGAAGGAAGTGTTACCTTGTTGTTACCTGCAGATACTGCAACAGATGTATACGTGACCAAGCCATAGTCGTCAAGGTCTTTTGTCAATCGCTCTTCAGCGCGATTAACCATATTAGGAATATAATTATAAAACTCTGTAGAGTCATCCTCTGCAGCAGCTATAATATCTCCAACAAGGTAAGTATAATTAGCCATAGAAAACCGTTGTAGTAGCAGTTGAAGTTGGCGCTGAAACTTTTACTGGACCATACATTCTTACGCCAAGGCCGGGAAGATAAACATCATTAACATCATTAGCTGTTGTATTAACATACTTGATATTGTTTCCGTTTACTGTGCCATAAACATCAGTTTCAGTTCCTGTAATTAGAAACGTACCAACGCCTGAAGATTGAACTGCGTGAAGTCTTGTGTCGGTAACAGTAACACTGCTTACAGTATCAAGTACTGCGCCGCTGCCAGTTACAAAACCTACTCTAATATTTGATGCCATAATGTTCCTCAATCATTTGCGCGATATTCATTACATTATATCGCATTAGTTAGCACAAACAAAGCAGAGAAGGGATATTACTTTTCGTAACACCCCTTCTCCTTCTTGTTTACCTAGCTAAATTTATTAGCTTGGGTTTGCGCCAAAGAAACCGCGCCAGTCAGACCAGCCGAAGCTATAACGCTCACGGGCCTTGAAGCGAAGGTTGCCTGTGTCGAAGTCCTCTTCCATCTTGGTAGCAAGAGGTGCACGGACAAACATCTTTGTACCGTTAGGCACATCGGTCTTAAGGAACCAGTTATTCGTATCAGTAAAGCGACGGTTTACAAAGAAACCACCGGGGACCATACCCTGATTACGAATACTGTTGATGTCATTGACGTTAGTTGCACCGTTTGTGGCGGTGGTTGGGTTAACGCCAATTGTGGTTGACATCGTGCTGTTAAGAACCTGATCGGCGGTGAATACTAGATCGGTTGGTACGTGCAGTGAAACTGCCTGTGCACCGATTAGAATACCACGGTCGTCCTTAATCTTAGAGATGGCAATTAGACCAGCCTCTAGTGAAGACTCACTTAGATCAGAAGCACCAATTACGTTGGACTGGTTGCCGCTGATGGTTGGGTGAGCAGCAGAGAATAGGGCAACGCCGTCGCCACCTGCATAGGAACCACCAGTGAAACCGTTGTTGAAAACATCGGAGGCTTTGACCTGCTTGGTGTTAGCCATTGCACGGGCAAGACCACGTGCACGAAGCTTGGAGAACGTATCATAAAGATTGTCTTCCATTGCTTCTTCAGTGATGGCAAATGCAAGTGCTACAGTCTCGTGTGTGTAACGAGCGGTGTAGCCTTCCTGTGCCTGATCGTACTGGACTGAAGCACCTTCGCCCTTTGTTGGGGCAGTGCCGAAGCCAGTGAATAGGACTTCCTCTTCAAATGCACGATCTGAATTTTCAGTCTCAAAGAGTGGGGCATGTTCGTCATCGACGCTGCCATACTCAATGCCAAAGATGGCGTTTAGACCGGGAAGTAGTTCTTTTGCAATACTAGCTCTATTGATAGCCATTTGTTAACCCTCCTTAGTTAGCTGAAGCGTCGGCTGAAATGTACGCATCAACGTGGCGTACAATACGAACCTCAAGTTTAGGGAAGGCACGTTCGGCAGCAACATTAATGTTATTACCGGGTTCATCAACTACAGCAATTGGACGAAGCATTGCGCTGCCGGTTGTACGGGTAGACGCAGCTAGTGCGAAACCTGAACGACCAGTAACGGTTGAACCTGCGCCAAGTGCAACTTGGAAGTTTTGTGAGTTAATGTCACCAATTGAGCATGAAGCATCAGCCTGTACGACGAAAGTTGCCTGTGGGTTATCAACTACCATTGCATAAGCATCGGAAGCTGAAACACCAGCAGTCCAGAAATCGGACCACTTTGGTTCCCCGTTGACAACATAGCGACAACCAATAAAGACACCCATTGCCTTATCGGTGGTTGTAGCTAAAACATTTACATACCCTGCAGCATTTGTAACGATATCACCATTGAAAATATTGCTGTTGTATCCTGAAGCAATTGGATACTCATTTGCACCAGCACTATTTGGTGAACCACCACGGATGCGTGAAGGGCGAAGACCGTCTGGATTTGCAGTAGCAGTCATATCAGTTCTCCCTTGTTAATACTGTGACAGCAACAAAAGACAGTCTCGACTTCTTTGATTAATCATCAAAGGAAGCCGCACGGCCTCGTGTTACTTTAGTTCTACTAGAGTTTGAAATAGGCATTGCTGAATTGCTTTCGCGCATAAGCTGGGCATTAACAGCATCAATCATTTCTCTACTCTTATTCTCATAAAATTCTTTTCGGGACTGTGCACGAGCCTTAGTCATCTTTGCTAGGGCCAAATCTCCACGACAGATTGCGCCAGTATATTTCCCTTCCTCTTTCACGAAAGAGTTATGAGCCATTTCAGGAACTTCGTCGATGGTAACAAACTGCCATCCTTCAGAAAAACGCTTACCAACATTCTGGATGTCGTCTCTGCCCTTAAGTAAAACGCGAATCCAACGGAGCGTCATGCCTTCCTGATCGAAACGATCCTTGACAATCGGCGGGATTGTGAGCCAGTCTTGCTCTTCAAATACGTCGTTTTCCATTTCTCTTGTCTGGACTTCCCTAGTGTTCTCATTACGTGATGTTGTTGTACGTGTCATAGTATTATCCTTTCAGCGCATTAACCAATAGTGGTATATTCACCTGAAGAGCGTTCAGCCTTAAGCTTCTCTTCAGCGTATCGTTCAAGTGGAATCCCCCACTTATTTGCAAGACGGATATCTTCTTGCGTAAGCTTAACCTTCTTTCCAGAAGAGGGAGATGCTGGTGTGCGTGACGCACCGGCAACCACCTGAGTCGAGTTTGACGCACTCGACTTACGAACTGCAGGTTGCTCTTCGACTGAAGCATCCTGAAACTTATGTGGAAACTGTTCGCGCATACGGCGATCAATCTCTCCATAAAACTCATCGTCTGAAGGATCGAACCCTTCATTCTTTAACTCATAGTCTAGCGCAAGTGCTGCTGCAGTCATTACGTTGTCAGAACCAAACCACTCATTCTGTCCTGCCCATTCAACAGCCCTTGGATCATACTGTGGCTGTTGCTGCTGCACTTGCTGCTGTTGAAATTGTTCAGCTTCCTGTAGCTGCCGTTCAACTTCACTGTTATACTTTTCCCATGAACTCTTGCTGCTATTAACACCTGTCATCTCAGCATAAGCTTGGGACATTGCCTCTTGAGCTTCAAGCATCTCAGCAGAGTTACCTTCATCTGCGGCGCGTTGATATGCTCGTTTAGCATATTCAATTTTGTTTTGAAGAAACTGTTCGTTTGAATCAATGCTCTTCTTTAGTGAAGATGCAATGTCCTTTTCCTGTTCACGTAGTTTCTTCTGTAGCTCTTCCTTTTCTCGCTGTAACGCTGCAACCTGTTCTTCACGTTCCTTGCGTTGTTGGACTAGCTGCCTAATTCGTTTCTGTGCACCTTTAGTTTCAACGCCTTTAAGCTCTGAATCTGTTTGTGCTTCGGCTGGTTCAAAACCTTCTTCTGCATCTTGTGCAGGTTTAGTACTTGGTTTAGCTTCTGCTTCAACTTCAACCTGTACTGGTTCCGAAGCGACACCCACTGATTCATTTTCTTCTTGGCCTTCTACTTCAAACTCAATCTTTTCCCTTTGTGATGGGGCAGGATTAAGATCAACTTCATTCCATTCTTCTGACATTTATTTTTTTCCTTTACGCAGTTGCGAAACTTACGATTACGCTAATAAGTTATATCTTAACTGATAAAACTTAATTTGACAAATTATAAGTTGGGTCTAATTCTGTAGGATCATTAACAGTCATCATTACCTGATCGTCAAACAGAAGCATTAGCTTGTGTCCCTTATAGTGAAACTTGGTTCCTGCATGTTTGCCATAACAAACATAATCACCAGCTTTACACCAAGGACCGTTTGCAAACTTATTCTTATCCAGATATGCCAAGTCTCCAACGGCAAGAACTTTTCCAACAGTTGTCAGATATGCCATATCTTCTTGTGTTGAGTCAGGTAAAATAATCCCGCCCTTTGTTTCTTGCTTTACTGATACTGGTCGAATAAGCAGAAAGTAACCCGGAATACTTGGTAGTTCATCTCCAGCTAGATCAGGAACTTCATCGTTTGTAATCCATTGGTCATTCTTAATGGCCTTTGCCATTCCAGCCTGAATCATATCTACTCCTTTATTCTTGTTCTTCTTCGTAGATGCGTTTATTTACTACATCCTTCAGTGTATCTGTACACCATTCAATAGCAGTGATCTGTCCGACCATTTGCCTGTACTCATGATATTCAGATGCTGAACCATTTGCAAGAGAATTTTTCATCTCTTCTTGCTTTTCCTGAAACTTCTTCAGGATGTCATCCCATAG